CTGCGAAATAAGATAGCCCTCTGTTTACTATAAATGGTACATACTCTTTTTCATTTAGAGGATCTTCCTCTATTAGATCTTTCTTTGTAAGATTTATTGCATTTAAAAAGTCAAATGGATTCATTAGAAAGTCCTCGCCCTCAATACCCAATCCTCTGCTATTGAGTCCGATTCAGCTTCACTACCATAATCTTTCCACTCATCTATTTCCATATTAGCGTCCCAAAAATTTACAGTATAAGTACCATTTTCTTTTCTGTAAACTCTAGCACATCTATTACCGTCCATATATTCGCTGAGAAACATCATAGTAGCCCCACTTCCTTTGCTAGTTCTGTTTCGACAACTATCTCTTTTTTTCCAGAATATTTCTTGCGAGTGATTTCAGTTATCTCTTCCCAATCTTTACCCTGAACCAAGAAACTGTCATCTGCAGAATCAAAAAGATAATACATGTCTCCATGCTTTTCAACCTTTGCCACTATTTTATTTGGCGGAAGATCATCTTGCTCATCTCCACCATTAGCAATAAACCTCAGCATTGATAAAGTCTCTTTGTTGCGTGTTCGATACCCCACTCTAAACCCGAACGTGTAGACTGTATAAAATGCTAGTGCTAATAGAAGTATATCAAACATTTTTAAATTTACAACTTGACATTATCTCCGTTAGTGCTGCCATATTATTTAGTTCATGGTCAGCAACAAACGCAGACTTATATTGATATTCAGATAGAATAAGAACTAGCTGTGGGACGCTGTTCTTCTCCAAGTAATCAACTGCCTTGTCATATAAGGTTCGATACAAAGAAGTGGTATCTACGTCAGAGTTTTTACCAATCCACTTTCTAGCAGATGCAAAGTCTTTACTCTTAAGATACCCAATGAGTTCCTTGTAACTCTCGTCACTAAGGTCTAGCAAAATACCAGAGTCAATCTTACCTGAAACAGAATATCTCTGTAATTCATTCAAAATTCTTCTGTAATCAGGGAAGTGTTTGGAGGATAGTTCTGCAACCACATTCTTATCATAGTCTACAGTTTCATTGTCTAGAATCTGTAGGACTCGTTTAAAGAAGTTATTAAGAACTTTGGGTTTGTCATTAGTTTCTATTTTAAAGTCAATGACAGAACACCGACTATGGAGTGGGGCTATAATCCTATTCTTAAAGTTGCAGGTGAGGATAAATCTACAGTTATTAGCAAACTCTTCAATGAATCCACGTAACGCTGGTTGCGTACTGTTTGCATTCAGGTAGTCTGCCTCGTCTAGAATAACGACTTTCTTTGCCTGAGTCAAAGAAACCGTTGAGGCAAAGGACTTTATTTTAGTCCTCAGAACGTCAATACCTGATTCGTCGGATCCATTTATGAATAGGTACTCAGCACCTATTTCATTACATAGAGCTTTTGCTACAGTAGTTTTACCCACACCTGCAGAGCCACAAAAAAGAAAATTAGGTAATTCTCCCTGCTTTATATAATCATGAAAAGTTTTTTTCAGATTGTCAGGTAAAATACAGTCATCAATTTTTTGCGGTCTGTACTTCTCGACCCATAAAAAGGTTTTATCAAGCGCATCCATAATATATTCCTCAAAAAATTATTCAAAGGTAGAGTCAGCTTCAATCGCTACATAATATACCAAGTCTCCCTTAGAACTCTTAAAACGAGAAATCTTTTTAGTGCTTACTGATACAGTATAATCTCCTGGAAGCATTTTAAGGTTTTCAACCTTCATGTTTACTTTAAAAGATTTATCTGTAGTTCCAACCTCAACCTCATAAGAGTTTGCCGTTGCATTCTTTTTATCTCCAACTACAACACTTACCTTACTCCCATCACCAACGATAGATACATCTGATGAACGAAGAACAGAAGCAGTTCTTTGAATCATTGACAGAACCTTTTCGCTGAGTTTAAATTCAACCTCTGGATCAGGGAAAGATATTTCTTTTGTTGGAGCTACCAAGACTGAAGGATCAGAAGCGAAGAACTTAATACTATTAGTTCCATCTTTAATATTGACATACTTATCCTGAAAGTCCAGCTCTGGATCTTCAAACAAAGTCAATGCTCCCAAGAATTCGTTTAGATCATAGATACCAAACTCTTGCGGAAAACTTTCCGATACCGTAGTGGAAGCCATAACATTTTTCTGAGCAGAAATAGTATTAAGAGTATTTCCCTGCTTCAATAACAAATTGCTACTGATTCCAGAAAAATTCTTCACAAGTGACAACGTTTCTTTACTTAATTTCATAATATCTCCAATTATTCGTCAATAGAATATTTTACATCATGTTCATATAAAAACATCAAACAGCACATAGCATGCGCCAAATGATGAACGCCAGATTCTGGATCTAAAACTTCACCCTCTTTCCAAGCCCATAAATGACGCTGTAATGCATCAAAATATCTCCGCTTAGATTCTGGAACATATTTCCAATTATCTGGTTCATACTTTTCTGCTCCAAAAGTTAAAACCTTTACAGTTTCTTTAAGAGCGAGAGGTGGAAGCAAACCATACTGGAGTTTACCCCCATCGAATTTTCTTCCTATTTCTTCAACTTCTTTAATCATTTCGTTTAATGTTGTCATAATTAAAAAGAGGGGGGAAATCCCCCCACCCTTTTAGCGTTTCGCCTTCGCAGGTTTAATTGCAAGAGTATAGCGCATGGTTGAAGTACCATCAGACAACGTTGTACGATTGCCTTTGATATTAAAACCAGAATTACGAAGCTGGTAAATAGCATCATGTGGATTCTTCAATCCATACCAGCCACTAATTTGTTTAGCAGTAACAGCTTTACCGCTTTCCAATTGCGCTAGAAGTTTTGCAGTTCTTGACATCATATAATCTCCTTCCATCATTAAAGAAAAAAAGATGACAGAGAGGATGGCAACTCTCCGTCATCCGACTATCCGAGTTACACGGTAATACCGTTGGCACGCAACTCAGCTAGAAACTGTTTATCTGAATCATCTTTGTTTTGTGGCTCTAGTGTATTAATAAGCTTCTCCAAAGATTTCTTCTCATCATTCAACAATTGTTTTTCAGTTTTATTTCCAAGAGGAGATGGAAAGGCATGAACTCCTCTGCGTAATTGATTGTGTTTAGCTAACCAATTTGGAAATGCAATAACTGGTGCACCGCTAGATCTTTTCTTGTAAATTTCTTGACACATAGATCGTATCTGCTTTGATGTAATCTCTGTAGCAGTTTTCATCTCTGGGTAGTATTGAATAAAAGTATCAATACACTTTTTTTGCGAAGCACTCAAATCTTGATAAGTCAACATAATATTCTCCAATAAAAAATAATACTATACTATAAACTATAATTAAAAACTAATTTCATTTGCAACTTCTTCAGTGTTTGGAACTTCTTCTACAGCATCAGGTTCCAAACCTACTTTCTCAAACAAATCGATAAACGCAGATTTAGTAACTGCATCGAATCTGTTACAGCAAAGCTCAATCGCTTTCGTCTGATCTTTGAAGATAGAGAAAGCACGGATAATATGAATTATCCTTCTGGTAGTTATGGTCTCATCGATACCTCCATCATCAAAAGTTTTTCTGATAGTGTTCGCCCATTTGACCAGATCTTTTGCAAACATATTATCAGTACAATTATACGTGTTCATTAAATTTAACACAATTTTTTCTTCTGTTCTTGCATCAGGATATTCCTGCTCAAAAGTAACAGCGAATCTTTCCAAGAATGCTTCGTTCAGAACATTGGTTCCAATATAACGACCATCGTCTGATCCCTTACCTTTGGTATTAGCAGTTGCAATTATGTTAAAACCAGCAGCAGGAACAATCATTTCATTCTTGAGTTTAAAGTAATATGGTTTGCCCTCAAGAATTGGTTGCAAGCACAACAAAGTATTTGGCGCACCAGCATCAATCTCGTCAAGCAGTAGTGTTGTACCAGTACGCATAGCAATTAGAACTGGACCTTCAACAATCTTAACATTACCATCAACCAAAGTTTTAGAACCAATGAGCTGCTCTTCGTCAGCCATCATATTCAGGTTTACTCGGATCAATGCTCGTTTAAGTTTAGCGCAGATCTGCTCAACCATGGTAGACTTACCGTTACCTGTTGGTCCACTAATATATGTTGGGTAGAACATTCCAGAAGAAATGATGTTCTCCAGATCTTTAAAGTTTCCAAATGGAACAAAGTCTTTATCTCTTTTTGGGATCAAAGACGAAACGTTAGAATAATCCACTACAAAACTTTCTTCTGCTTGTATTGATTTTAGTACAGTATTTCCAACAACAGGATTCTTCGCTCCGCCATTAATAGAATACAATCCTCTACCAATTTTGTTTTTTACAATCCAGTATGGATATTTTTTAGTTTTTAGAGCA